AGTGAAATTAAATCATATATAGGCAATGAACCAGGAGGTGAAGGTTATGTATTCTCTCACCCAGAAGGTGACATTAAGTATGTTTCCCGTTCCAAATTCAGCGCAGCAAATAGAGCAGCACGTAAACAACCAATTGATGAAGGTGGATGGTTAAAACCGGAGTTGACATCCAAAACAGTTTTGACACCAGATACAATTGAAAAATCGACCGAAAAGTTTGTAGATTTTTTAGGTGACTTGAATAAATTTTTGATTGACAAATCATTACCGGAAATTAAAGATTATCAAATATTAGGTTCTGCTGGATATTACAAACAAGATCAACAAGATAAAAAAGAAGTAACTTACGGTGACATTGATGTAATGGTGGTAATACCAATTGAAAGTGCGGAAGAAAGTAGTGATAAAAAGAAAGAATACATTAAAAATGTAATTGAATTTATTGAAACAAGTGGTCAAAATTACATTGATATTGAAAGTGCAAAAAGATCTGACGGTAAACAAATTGTAATTAAGATTGATGAAGACACTTGGGTACAATTAGATTTATTATATACTACAAAAATATATAAAGATTGGTTTGCAGCTAGATTTACACCTGAAAGAGGTATAAAAGGATTTACAATGGGTGGAATGTATTCTGCACTAGCAGAAGTTCTTAATATTAGAATTGGTGATACTGGTGTAAGAGCCAAATTCAAAGACGGTAAAATTGTATCACCAATGTTAAGAAAAGATGTTGTTGATAAATTGATATCCAATAGTCCATCCACATTTTTAAGAGATTTAACAGACTTTTTGGCTGGTTTGTTTGGTAAGAAAATTACAACAATTGATCCAAACTTATCTGCACATAGCGGTGTAAATCCAAATGATGTAAAATTAAAAGATTTAACCACTGGCGTTTTGGGTTTTGCAAAAACACTTGATTCAAATGGTATTCTTACAGATTTAGGATTTGATTACAAATCATTTATTAAAGCAATAAAAGACAAATATGCAGAAAAAATGATTGAACAGTATGCTAAAAAAGAAAAGAAAGCAACTACACCAGAAACTCAAGCATCTATTGATAAAATCAAAAAACATGCTGATTTGGGAAATAAAATCGTCAATGATATATTAAAAGAATTATTGATTACAGAAGGAGGTAATGCAGTTGCAGCCAATAGTGATTTACCTAAAGAACATTTGGAATCTACCATAAATAATGGTTTGAAAATTTGGAATCTTGATAAATTAAAGTATGAAGTAATTGGTAACAAATCCAAACCAGTATTAGGTGATATTGATGTTGCTGTATCTACTGATCAAATAAATGAATTATTAGGTGTTAATTATGATTATGATAAAAAGACATTTTATGAAAAATTAAAACAGCATGTAGAATCAAATGTTCCATCAAATGTTCCAACACCAGCTTTTAAAATAAATACCGGATTGGATCAATTACATTTAAATGTACCTATAATTGATGAAAATGGCAATCCAGTAAAATCTACTGAAACACCAAACGAGGATGGATATGTACAAATTGATTTGATGATAGGTGATTTAAATTTCATGGTTAAATCTTTATCTGGAGCACCAGAATCAAAGTATAAGGCAGCACTAAGAAATATTCTATTAATGAATATTATGTCACATAGTTATGAACCTACTGAAGATCCAAATAAGATGAAGAGATATCAAATGAATTGGAAAAAAGGACTTCAAAGTGCAGATGTAGTAACAAATGAAAAGGGTAAACAAGAAAAACAAAATATAAAAACTGTTTATACCGATATGGATGATGTTGCTGAATTTTTATTTGGCGATAATGTAACATTTAATGACATTAACACTTTAGAAAAACTAATTAAATTAGTGAAAGGTAACAATTTTCGTTACAAAAACAAAAGAACTGAAATCTTTGATGATTTCAAAAAAGAATTGGATAGATTAAAAGTAAAGTTATGAAAAGAGCTACAGGAAAAAGTAATCTTAATATCGTTAGAGATTATGTTGATGGAAACCGTCCATTTGTTCAAGTTGGTTATGATCCTAACTTAAATAATAGTAAAAGAAAAGAAGGAGAAGAATGGGAAGATGGTCAAGGTAATAAATGGATGTGGAAAAATGGTACTAAAAGAAAAGTATCTAAACTTGGACAAATAAAGATTGATCAAAGATGTAGTATCTGTAATGCAGATATGAAATTTGGCAATTATTTAGACGATAGATTTTATCCTAAAACAGGCAAATGTTATGATTGTACCATTTCATTTGAAAGCAAATTGAAAGTATTGGGTGCATATTCTGATTATGAACGATATAAAATTTATAATAGTATGCTTTCTGAAATGAAAGATTTTAAGAAAAACATTACCGATAGTATTGATTATATTGAAAAAAATCCAAACGAAAAATTACAATTTTTTAATGATGATGGTAGTCAAGAGTTCTGGACAGACGACACATCTCAAATGGCTAAAGTTTTATCCGATTTAAAAAATGATTTAAAAGATGTTGAAGAAAACATTATAAAAGCCAACGAAGAATTGACTAAATTAAATTATAATCCGGAAATTGAACAAAAAGCAAAACAAATGGTTTTGGATAAATTAAATAAATGAGTATACCTAAAACACTTAAAGAAGTAATTAAAGAAGAATACAAGAAATGTCTTGTAGATCCCATTTATTTCATGAAGAAGTATGTTAAAATTCAACATCCAATTCGTGGAACTGTGAACTTTGATTTGTATGAATTTCAAGAAAAAACTTTAACTGATTTAGTTGATCATGATTTTAATATTATATTAAAATCTAGACAAATGGGTATTAGTACATTAACCGCAGCATATAGTTTGTGGTTAATGGTATTTCATAAAGATAAAAATGTTCTTTGTATTAGTATTAACCAAGAAACATCCAAAGAAATTGTTACCCGTGTTAGATTTGCTAATGATAATCTTCCTTCATGGTTAAAAGTAAAAGAACAAGAAGATAATAGATTAAGTTTAAGATTGACAAACGGTTCACAAATTAAAGCCGTATCATCTGCTGGTACATCAGGTCGTTCTTCTGCATTGTCATTGTTGATTATTGACGAAGCTGCATTTATTGATAACATTGAAGAAATTTGGTTGTCTGCCCAATATACATTAAGTACTGGTGGTAGAGCAATCATGTTAAGTACACCAAATGGTGTTGGTAATTTCTTTCATCAAACATGGATAAAAGCAGAAGCCAAAGAAAATGAATTTAATACAATTAGACTTCCTTGGTATTTACATCCAGAACGTGATCAAACATGGAGAGACAAACAAACAGAATTATCTGGTGTTAAAGGTGCAGCTCAAGAATGTGATTGTGATTTTGCAACAACTGGAAATGGTATAGTTGATACTGCTACTATTGATTTTTACAAACAAAGTAAAGTAAAAGAACCAATAGAAATGAGAGGAATAGATCATGGATATTGGATATGGGAATATCCTGATTATAGTAGAAATTATATAGTTAGTGCTGACGTTGCTAGAGGTGATGGTGCGGATTATAGTGCATTTCAAGTAATTGATGTGGAATCAATGACTCAAGTTGCTGAATATAAAGGACAAATTGGCACTAAAGACTATGGTAATATGTTGGTTACTGTTGCTACGGATTATAATAATGCTTTACTTATCGTTGAAAATGCGAATATTGGATGGGCAGTTTTACAACAAATAATAGATAGACAATATCAAAATACGTTCTATAGTAGTGCAGATCTACAATATGTGGATGTTGAAAGACAATTGACTAATAAAATTAATAGAGATGAAAAAAAGATGATTCCTGGCTTTACTAACAGTCAAAAGACCAGACCGTTGTTAATATCAAAGTTAGAAACTTATTTTAGAGAAAGATCCGTAGAAGTTAGATCACTTAGATTTATGGATGAGTTGTCAGTATTTATCTGGGACGGCAATAAAGTAGCTGCAATGAAAGGTTATAATGATGATTTGGTAATGGCAATGAGCATTGGATTGTGGGTAAGAGATACTGCACTTAAATTAAGACAACAAAGTATGGATTTAAATAGATCAATGTTGGGTGGAATTACAAAAATCGGAGGATCTCAAAATATTTATAAGGCACAGTCGATGAATAGTAAAGAATCATGGCAGATGACAACAGGAAAAATTACAGATAAAAAAGAAGATCTAACTTGGTTATTGTAACATATTTATATATATAAAACTATGGCAAATGAAGAATTTCAAATTTTAAAACAAAGATCTTTATATTCAAAGTTAAAGAGACTTTTTTCTACCGATGCGGTAATTCGTAATATTGGTGGTAAGAAGTTAAAGGTGGTAGATACAGATGAAGTAATGTATGCTACAGACCGTAATACACTTAGAGATCGTTTTAATAGAATTAGAACATCTTCATATAATCAATATAGCAGAGACTTTACATTAAGTTATCAAGCTGCTCGTGTTGAATTATTTCGTGATTATGATACAATGGACATGGACCCAATCATTAGTTCAGCATTGGATATTTACGCAGATGAAAGTGTAACTAAGAATGAATTGGGTGAAATTCTTATTATTCATTCAAGTAATGATAACATTAAACAGATTCTTTATAATTTGTTTTATGACATTCTTAATATTGAATTTAATATGTGGAGTTGGACTAGAAATCTTGTAAAGTATGGTGATTTCTATTTAAAAATGTATATTAGTCCAGAATATGGTGTATACATGGTAGAACCTATTAGTGCATACAATGTTACCCGTGTAGAAAATAGTGATTTAACAAACAAGAACTATGTTAAGTTCCAAATCAATTTGCCAGAAGGTGGTAGATTAGAAGAATTGGAAAACTATCAAGTTGCTCATTTTAGAATGTTAAGTGATAGCAATTTCATTCCATATGGTAAGAGTATTATTGAAGGTGGTAGAAGAGTATGGAAACAATTGTCATTGATGGAAGATGCAATGTTAATTCATCGTGTAATGCGTGCTCCAGAAAAGAGAATTTTTAAAGTTGATGTTGGTAATATTCCACCAGGAGAAGTAGATCAATATATGCAACGATTGATGGACAAGATGAAGAAAGTTCCATATATTGATGAAAAAACAGGTGACTACAATCTTCGTTTTAATCTACAAAACATGGTAGAAGATTTTTATCTACCTGTTCGTGGTAGTGATAGTGGTACTAGTATTGAACCATTGAGTGGTATGGAATTCAATGGTATTGATGACATTGAATATCTTCGTAACAAAATGTTAGCATCATTAAAGATTCCCAAGGCATTTTTGGGTTACGAAGAAGATTTAAGTGGTAAAGCAACACTTGCAAGTGAAGATGTAAGATTTGCCAAGAC